AAAAACTCAAGAATCTAGCAGATTATTGCAAAATGCTGGAGAATTTACTTTTCAACAAGCAGTCTCAGGATCAGCAGATGCAAATATTACTTACACAACACCTTTCATAATAGATTCGTCTGGAAGGGTTGGAATCGGAAATACCTTGCCAACTAATACTTTTGATGGTGCTGGATTAAAAATACAAACATATCAACAAAGAAATACTTCTTACGCTTCACCTGATGGTTACTATGGTGCATCTTTCGGAGAGGTTACAAACTCAGCTACAAAAGTTTGGGCGACTGTGGAGTCACATTACGCTCAAGGAAATGCTGTTTCCGCAGGTCTTTTCTTAAAAGCTTTTCACCAAGATGCTGGTGGATCTAGGTGTGGTTTTACAATTAAAAACCTTAATAATTCAAGTAATCCTCTTACATTTAGCAGTGTAACAACAGCAGCAAGTACTGGAAGTCCAGCAGTAGAAACAGAACGTATGCGTATAACATCAAGTGGGGCGTTACTGATAGGTACTACTTCAACTGGTTATTATTCAAATGATTTAGTCTTAGCTGCTGGTAATGGTGGTGGCATGACGATTGCTGCAAGTTCAACATCTGACACTAATTTTATAAATTTCGCTGATGCTGCCAACTCAGGTGGATACCTTATGGGCGGTATTTTATATCAACATTCCACAAACGTATTAGCGTTCAGAGCTAATAATGCAGAACGTATGCGTATAGATTCGTCTGGAAGAGTTGCTATCGGAGCTACGTCTGCTGCTTCAAGATTATTTGTTGAATCAAATGCCTCCCAAATGGAACCAATACGAATAAATGATTCAAATAATACAAACGCTTCAACACATAGAATCTCATTAAGAACAGGTGGTACTGAAGTAGGAAATATATTAGCAACAAGGTCTGCTGTTATTTATAACACAAGTTCTGATTATCGTTTAAAAGAAAATACCACTGCTATATCTGATGGTATTACAAGATTAAAAACATTAAAACCATATAGATTCAACTTTAAAATTGATCCTGATAACACAGTTGATGGATTTTTAGCACATGAAGTAACATCAGCAGTTCCAGAAGCTATAACAGGAACAAAAGATGAAGTTGATTCTGATAACAACCCTGTATATCAAGGTATAGATCAAAGTAAACTTGTTCCTTTACTTGTAGCTGCATTACAAGAAGCTATAGGTAGAATAGAAGCATTGGAGGCAGGTTAAATGACACTTCTAAAAATTAGTGGTGATGGTATAGAAGATAGTGCAATTACTAATGCTCACCTACATTCTTCAGCATCAATAGCAGCATCAAAATTAGCTGATACAGGAGTGTCAGCAGGGTCTTATGGTTCTGGTAGTGCGATTCCAGCTATTACTGTCAATGCGAAAGGGTTAATAACTTCAGTTTCTACAAATAGCATAAACACAGATTTAGTGGCTGATACCTCACCACAGCTAGGCGGTGACTTAGCAAGTAATGGTAACGATGTAGTATTTGCTGATAATGATAAAGCGATATTTGGTACAGGCTCAGACCTACAAATTTATCACAATGGAAATCATAATTTTATTGCTGATACAGGAACAGGTGATATACGTATAGGTGCTGATACAAACATTACGCTTGAAAATGCAGCATTTAATGAGTATAAAGCAAAATTTATTACCAACGGAGGTGTAGAATTATATTTTGACAACAGTAAAAAGTTTGACGTAATTACAGGAGGAGCAAGAATTTTTGGATATTTAAGTATGCAAGGTTCTGGTGGTCATGTGTATTTACCAGATTCAGCACAGCTTAAAATTGGAAATAGCGAAGACCTACAAATTTATCACGATGGAAACAATAGCTTTATAACGGATAGTGGTACAGGTCGCTTGTTTGTACCTAGTAGCCATATTCAGTTTAGAAATGCTGCTCATACTGAAACAATGGCACAATTTATTGAAGACGGAGCAGTAGATTTATATTTTGACGGGGTTCAAAAGTTTACGACTACAAGTACTGGAGTTACTGTAACAGGAAATTTAGCAGTTACAGGCACAGTTGATGGTCGTGACGTAGCAACAGATGGTACGAAATTAGACGGAATTGAATCGTCAGCAACCGCAGACCAGACAGCAAGTGAGATCCTTACACTTATTAAAACTGTAGATGGTGCTGGCTCTGGTTTAGACGCTGACACTTTAGATGGTGTTTCTTCAACAAGTTTTTTAAGGTCAGACGCAGCAGATACAGCTAGTGGAGATATTACATTTTCTGGCGGTGCGGGTGCTGCAACGATAGCAGCAAATAGCGATATTAGATTTACGAATGGGGATTGGACAGGTAACTCTGGTTCAACAGCAAAAATTCAAGCTCATGCAAACAGATTATATATTGTCGGTGGTACGGACGGTATTAGATTCAGAGAAGATGGCACAGACAGATGGGATATAGAAGGAGGTGGTCATTTTATTCCAAAAAACGACAGTACTTACGATATCGGTTCAAATGGAACAAGAGTTAGAAACGGATATTTTGACACTTTATATGGAGATGGCTCTAACTTAACAGGAGTTGATGCTGGTTTTCCATCAGGAACTCGCATGATATTTCAACAGACTTCAGCACCTACTGGTTGGACTAAAGACACAAGTGACACAAACCAAAGAGCTTTAAGAGTTGTATCAGGCTCAGCTAGTTCTGGCGGTTCTGTAGACTTTACGACAGCCTTCGCAAGTAAAGGTGTAGCTGGTTCGATTGCTAACGCAACGCAAGGAGGTTCGATAGCTAACGGAGGAAATAATACAAACAACGCAACTGCGGGCGGTTCAGTAAATAACCATACGTTATCCACAGGTAGGATGCCTTCACACAGGCATATTGGTGGTGCAAAAGGTATCCATGATGCTGCTAATGGACAATATGGAACAATATCTAACGTAGGAAACCTTGAATTTCCTTTGGTTCGTTATACAAACGGTAATGCTAATTATGATTTGTATTACACAAATTACGCTGGAAGTAGCCAAGCGCACAATCATGGATTTAGTGGATCAGCACACAGTCACTCAATTAATGCTCACAATCACTCGTTCTCTGGTTCTGCTCACAATCACTCTTTTTCTGGTACAGCTATAAACTTGGCAGTCAGATATTTAGACGTTATCATTGCACAAAAAGACTAATGACAATAAAAGTTGAAAGTGGTGATATGTGTCCTCTTATGGGTAAGACTTGCATAGGATTACAATGTGCTTGGTTTACAAAAGTAATGGGTCATCATCCACAAACAGGAAAAGAAGTAGAAGAGTGGGCTTGTGCAGTAGCGTGGCTTCCAATGCTTGCCATTGAAAATTCACAAAACACAAGAATGAGTGGTGCTGCTGTAGAATCTTTTAGGAATGAAATGGTAAAAAGAATGGATGTGCCAACAATACAATCACCTACTAAAATATCTAATATAGATATTGAAAATTTATTAGAGAGTTAAAATGAAACTTACTATTATTCCTTTTGATAAATTAGTTATAAAAGATGGAGAGGGTTACAACGTAGATAATTTAGATTATTTAGACTCAAATATAAATGCAATCCAATGGGCTGATACTACAGGCGAAATTGAGTATCTAGATGGTACATCTAATCTAACTATTACTGATATTAGTCCTTACAATCAATGTGTTACAGATTGGGATACTGCAAAAGCACAATATATTACTGACACAACACCGTCAGCTACAGATTGGGAAGCTGCTTTTAAAAGATATAGAAATAGTTTACTTACTGATTCTGATTGGACACAAGTAGCTGACAATAAATTAAGTGATGCTAAAAAGACAGAATGGCAAACTTATAGACAAGCATTAAGAGACTTACCAACTACAAAAACAACCACATATCAAGGGCTTGTTGAAAATCCATCACACTCTGATTACCCAACTGCACCATCATAGTTATAATAAAAAAAGGTATATACATTTAAAAAATTGAAATTAATTGCTTTTGCTTTCTTATTTATGTTTTCACTAAATATCACTTCATTATTTAGTCATGGGTATCATGTCGATGAACAAATAAATATTGAAAAAAATATTACTTTAAAAAATCAGCATACTCATTAAGTGGGATTTTTTCACTTACCAAATATTCCTATTTATGAAGCTAAATTAACAGAAGAAATAACAAATATTTTATGGAATTATATAAATAAATCACAAGAAAAATGTACACAATATTTAGCTGGAAATATTGAAGAAAGTAAAAACTTAGTTGATGAAGATAATTTGTTTTTTAATAGTGTTTTAAATCCTATAGCAACAGAATATTTTCAAAGTTATTCACACATCACAAGTCTAAGTTCAAATAGTATTAACGTAAAAAATTTTGTATTGAAAGAATTTTGGGTTAATTACATGAATAAACACGAATTTAATCCTATTCATAATCATGGTGGGGTCTTTTCATTTGTTATATGGTTAAAAATACCATTTGATTTTAAAGAACAATATAATTTACCGATTGCAAAAAACTCTAACTGTCCAAGCGTTTCAGATTTTTCTTTTGCATATACTGATATTTTAGGACAAGTAAGTGCATATAAAATTAATTTAACTTCTAATGATAATGGACTTATGATGTTTTTTCCTTCTTCTTTAAATCATCAAGTTTATCCGTATTTTGAAAATAATGAACAACGGATTTCAATATCTGGAAATCTGTATTGGCAATAACTACTATTTCTAGTATTATTCTAGTATTACACTCTATAACTTGATGTTAGACCCTAATCAAAAACTTGAAGCTCTTAAGTCTGAGCTACAGCAAATAGCAAAAAACTATAACGAAGCTAAAGAAGTAATGACTAACTGTGAACGTAAAATATTACAGATACAAGGTGGTATCGCAGCTTGTGAAGAGATTATAAAAGAAGAAGAAACTAACGAGTCTTAACAGGAATATTCCTGTCAATAATGCCATACATGACATAAAGCGGTGCTAATCCTATAATTAAAAAAAGTACCATAAATGTTATCGGTACGGTTGCTTTAATTAATGCTTCTTTAATCATGTTTCAAAAAATCTGTAATTATCTTTCCATCTTATCTACAGTTTTAGTGTTGGGAATACTAGGCGGTGGTTTTTTTACATTTAAGTATGTGACCAGTGAACAGTTTAAGACCAAGATTATGAACGAGGTTCTTGGAGGAGTAAGTGGCATGATGCCTAAAGTTTTAGATCAAGAGTTACCAGAAATGACAAGCCCTGCACTACCTTTACCAACAACCAAACTTCCTAAGTTCTAATGAACTGTTGGCATTGCAAAACTGAATTAATCTGGGGTGGTGATCAAGATATGGAAGAAGACACGCAGTATTCTATGCTTACAAATTTATCATGTCCAAAATGTGATTCACAGGTAGAAGTTTTACTTCCAAGAAATGCCTTCGATTGAAATACCTAATATTTCTATTCCAGAGATATATATTCCAGATGTCCCAGAAATATATAGTCCTCATTACATAACACCAGCTAAATTACCTGATATAGATGTAGCTGGTTGTACTTATCAGCATCGAGATATTAAAAACACAGGTAATCGTAATTTATTATTAGAAGATCCAAACGGAGTATATACTACTTGTGATTTTCCTTTTCCTAGTTTTATCCCTCTCGATTATTCTCCTGATAATTTAGTGATTGTAGAAGAAGTTCCAATGAATACTTCTACACCTGATTTACCTAAAACTGAACAAGCTGAAATACCAAAATTACCAGAAGATAAGCCACCAACTTTAACACCTTGCCCTAATAAAAAAAATCAAAGAGTTGGAGACTTTCGTAACGAAAAAAGAATTGAACGTGTCATCGGACATAAAAGAGGTGAAGATGGAATAGAGTGCATCACTATTTATGAAGACGTTCCATTCAAAGATCAGTACATACCAGAAATTTCTAGCCTTATATCTACTGCTTTTATTGGCTTGGTCGCTGCCAGTAGTCCATTACTTCTTAACGCAGTCAAACCTTTAGTTAAGCAAGTTGTTAAAAAACTGACGAAAAAGAAAAAAGACAAGGTATAAACATAAACAAGGTTTTTTACAAGCTCCTTACAGGTCAATCTGAAGGGGCATTTTTTATGATTTTATGATTATGAGGTAGAACTTGGTTTGGTGGGACAGTAACTACAATATTTTCACAAGTAACTGCTTCTGGTGAGCCAGATTTGAAGGTTACTCCAAGCTTTGCTTGTTTCGCACACATTTCCAGACGATATAAACTAATCTCCATTTTCGTTTTCTTAATCAATAACTGTTGAGCTTCAATATTTACTTCTGCTGCTCTATGACATAACTCTCCACCACGACCCAAAGGTATATTGAACTGCATAGAAATACCATAATTTAAATTAAAATTATCCTTTTCAAATCTTGGTGTTTTAGTTGTATATTTAACTTCTCCTGTAGTTTCATCATAAATATCCTGATAAGTAAATTCCTCTATAGGTCGATTAAATGACCAAGAATCTGTTAGATATGGAGTGATTGTCATGCTAGGAGAAGTACAAGTAATCCCCTGCGAATATCTATTTTGTGGCAAACTTGATGGAGTTATCATAGTCGCATTGTTGTTAACAACTCCTTGGGCTGTCGAATTTGGACTAGCAACCGTAGTATTTGCAAGGGTTTTAACAGGACAAAGTAATAAAACTATTGTCCAAATGTAGTTGTAGTTTCTGTTGTGGTGCTTGAATTTATTGTTCTTGTTATTGTCGTTACTGTATCGAGACCGGGGGTGATTAGAGTTTCTTGGAGAGAGAAAGCTGATCCGGGAGTTGCAATCTTCCATCTTGGAACGGCTTCTAAGTTTGGTGAAGTCCAACTAAAATTTACTCCTCCAACTGTCTGTTCGGTAAGAGTTGTAGCTGTAGGGTTGATATATCCATTAAGATCAGCACTT